CCGCCCTGAAAAGGGTGTCGGGTCTTGTGGCATCTTCGGTGTTCGAACATTGAAGATTATGAACCTAATCAGTTCATACGTCCGGGTGATTCCCGTACGGCTGCAAGTTTAGTGGGTATTCCTCCTTCAACTCAAAATAGAAAGGAGTCTGCAGCATGCTAGAGCAGTGGAGTGACGCGCTCGAGAGGGCACTGAATATCGTGTCCATCCTGGTTGCGATCATCCATTTGCTGCTCAAGTTGCTAAAGGCCACTTTTCTTTGAGTTGGTCTGGTAGGGTTGTCCCTAAACCGAGTATGTCAGGCTCGGGACATTGGTACTTCGGTACCACGGGGCATTCACCCAGGGGTTTGACTATCCCTGAATGGCGGATCTCGTAATTCTGGTCCGCTTTTAATAACGTTGTGTCGCATCCTAGGAGGCAATAATATGCCCATATACACGCGCACCAGAGATCGTGGCGGCTTTGTACCCGTCTACACCACATGGACCAGTTTCGCCCCCTTTTATTGCGGGGACGATATAATTCACTGGACCCAGGGTATGGGCGAGCAAGGCACGTACGAAACAATCTCTGATGTCGTGACACCTAGGTTTAAGGAACGTAGTGCGGCGGGAGAGGTGATAATCACCCCAATGGAAAAGCAATCCACCACGTATACTTGTGCCGGCGATTTTGGTGCCGTCACGAGCGACGCGGAGAGCTGCTCCACCACCCACGTACACAACGTAGAGAGACTCGCGGGGCCCTATGCGTACCAACTGGTACATTCGGGAAACACCCATGTCGAGTTCCTCGACCTGATCAGCAAAGGAGATATCTCCGACCTGGTCGCGACGGCCGCAACTAAAGCGTGGGCAAACAGTGCAGGTCACGACAGCGACGTCTTACAAGACTTCGCCGAGTGGCACCAAACTGTTGGCATGCCTAGAGGCTTACTGCAGCAATCCCGGAACGCCTTTCGTAGCCTTTTAAGGCACGATAAAGGTCTCCGCAGGAAAGCGCGGTCGGCTGCACAGGTAGCTAATGCAGCGCAGCAGTTGTGGCTACAGGCAAGATTCGGCTTAAGACCGCTGATCTCGTCTGTTAACAGCGTCATAGATACGATTAATCGTATGCCGCCTATGCTCAAAAGAACCACATATCGTGGAAGATCGAAATACAAATTGATCTCTTCGAGCACTGGCAGCGCCCAGTCCTGGTCGACCGCGTTCACCTACAAGGAGACCTACTCGGATGAAGTAATTGTCCGGGCGGGAATCCTCATGGAAGACGTAGTCAATTACGGACGCGCTCTTGGGATGGATGCAAGCGGAATGCTTGCCCTACCCTATGAATTGGTCCCCTACTCCTTTGTAGGGGATTGGTTTGTGAGCGCTGGTGATTTTCTCTATGGGCTGATACCGTATCTTACGAAAAGTCCGCTTGGATCCTGGTTTACAATCACCCGTACTCAGGGGGCCCTTTGGGAAATCCAGAGCTCGTCTTCTGTGGGTGGTTCAGGATACACGTTGACACAGGCACCCCGCGAGGCGTTGACTGGGCTAAGGGTCACGAAGACCCGCACCCCTTCGCTTCCAGGGCCGTCTGTGGCTTGGCGTCCAGGTTCTCCTAAGGCTGTTTTAAATAGCTGGAGGGGCATGGACGCTCTTGCACTGACGCTTCAGCAGATTGGTGGGATGTTCGGCGGCAAATCGCGGCCGGGTCTCATCTAATCTGTTCCTTTCTTCAAGGAAAACTTGAAATGTCCTTAAGCATCAATAGCAAGACCTACGTGGGCGACAACTTCGCTCCCGACGCGGTGGGTTACAAAGGCCCGGCGCATACGCTTTCAGTAACGGATTTCCTGTTGCTGGGGCGCGTGCTACCGAAGCCAACCACCACGTTCAGTGGGGTCGGACGTACCCAAGCCAAACTGACCAGGACGTTGACGTTGACTGGTGCGCTTACCCCTACGGGGCAAGCAATCAACACCATCAACCATTCGATCCCGGTCGGCGCGAGCGGTACGGATATCGATGCGATGCTCGACGACATGGGGGCTTTTCTCGCCTCAGCCGACTACAAGACCTACGTTAAGCAGCAACTGATCTCGTACTAAGGCTCTATGAGCCTAACGAGAAAGGAAGCTGCCCTCGTGGTCTTGGGCTGGCACGCATCTAGCGACTTGCCGGATGCGTATGACGTCGTTATCCTGGGTGTTCTAAATACCCAGGTGAAGTCACTTATGGAGAGATGCAATGTCTTTCAAGAATCGAGTACTTCTCGCATCGACGAAGCACTTTGACCAGTCCGTAAAGAGCAGAGCCTTTGAAATTTATAAAGGCATGCTTCGGACTTTTATGGAGGACCTCCCACTTGAGATGTCTGAGGCTGTCGACGGGTTCCTAAACCGTCGGGATTACCTTGGATTGATCGAGTGGGCTGACTCTGTTGGTAGCGCAGAGCAAGCTACTGCTGCTGAAACGTATGCAGCGAGTCAGTTAGCCGCATTAATCACGAAGTACCCTTTTCCGGACAGGAAGCTAAAGCCAAAAGCTAAGGCTCGTGCCCTGGAGAAATTCGCCAACGCTGAGATGCGCTGCCGAAGGTACAACGTGAAGTTCAACAGGCTTCATTCGAGGCCTGAGGACCCGCTCTTCATTCTTTTAAACAGGATGAAGGGGTGGATTGGTAAGATCTTAGGCGATGAGCCTGACTTACAGTCCATCTACGCGGATTGCGGTTTTGGTCCTGGAGCGTCAATTGGTGTAACAGGGGAAACCACAAATCTTAGCCGGAAACTTCTGGCGGACAAGTGGACCTGCACACCGAGTGCTCTTCCGTACGCCTTAGCATCCATGAAGAGTGATTACCACCTTTGGGAGTTCCTCAATGTAAAACGAGGCACCCGGAGTGGCAAACAATATGCTCCCATGGACCCTACGGTGATGTTGCAAAAATTCACCGATAGGATAAGGCTGGTACATTACAACAACATTGTTACAGTGCCTAAGACGACGAAAGTTGATAGAACGATCGCCGTTGAGCCACTTTTGAACGGTTTCCTCCAGAAAGGTGTTGACGAAAACATCCGTAAACGTCTTCTGCGAGTTGGCCTTGATCTCCGCGATCAACAGCGGAACCAAGACCTGGCGAGGCTCGGCAGTATGCCGGACCAAGCAGACCCGTTCGTTACCATCGATCTGTCCAGTGCATCGGACAGCGTTTCCCTAGGTTTAACTAGGTGGCTTCTGCCGCCCTCGTGGTTCCATTTAATGGATGCCATAAGGAGTCCGGCGTACCGCCTTCCTGGGGGGCGAGAATCTCGGTATGAGAAGATCGCATCGATGGGAAATGGCTTCTGCTTCCCTTTAGAGACGCTCATATTTGCGTCTGTCTGCGCTTTGTATGCGAAACCGGGTGACTTTACCGTCTATGGTGACGATATCATCGTGCGGCAATCCGTGAGCCAACAGGTCGTCAAGACCCTGTGGCGTATCGGATTCAGACATAACACGGGCAAGACCTTCTTAAAGGGTCCGTTCCGTGAGTCTTGTGGAGCAGATTGGTACGAAGGCCAAGACGTTCGGCCTCTTGCACTTGATGACTCGCTCGATTCTTTGAGCAAACTCATCACGTTTCACAACATGTCCCTCCGGAAGCCCGATTGGGCTCTCAGATTCGCCAAGGTACGTGAGTACCTTCGGCGGCTTGTCCCGGAACGCGCTTGCTTTATGCGACCCTTTACTGGGTCGGTAGGCGGCGCGTTTGAGGTTGAGCTAGACATGTTCATGGCTTCTCGTTATTCCGAGTGGAATTGTGATATCTCCACCTGGTCATGGCGAGAGCTGTGCCCCAAAGCCGTCCCCGATACGGGGTGGCTAAGGTACGGTGACGGGTCATACATCAAGACCCTGCAAGCAATGGCTGCCGTGAGGGGGTTGCCCTCTCATGCACCATTTTCGTATCGTCGAAAGACGACACTGTCCGTAAGACGAATGTCTTACGCGGGAGCCAGTAGTAATTGGCTTCCGCCGGGCGCGGTGTAGGATACACTGCGCACGGGTTGACTCTCCTAGCGTCTAGGAAAAGTCAGAGGAGCCCTCTTAGGGCTATTG